TCGCCTTTGTGGCTTCGCAGTGCGTTGTAGATGCCGATTCCCTCATCTGCCGCCCCTCCTGGTGAGTTGATGCGAACCGTCACGGCATTTGACCCAAAAGAACGTAACGCATCGACAACGCCACGTTGGGTGATCGGGTTTTCGTCCCATCCGTCACCAACAACGCCGGATAGCAGGATTTCGTTAAGTTCCGCCTTGATTTCAATCATTTTCCACCCCTTTTCAGGTCAAAAACCCTATTTTCCCACGTTTTTACCTCGTTTTCGACCGCGTTTCTCAGCGATTCACCCCCGTTTTTAGCCGCTAATTCGGCCAAAATCAGCGTCGATTTCTCGCAGTGGATGCGTGCTAGATCGCGGTCAAGCCCGATGGCTTCGATCTTATCCGCTAGTTTCGCTTGCCATTTTGGATAGTTTTTGCCTATCCAAGAGACGAATTGAGCCTTCCCGCTGGCGTTGATCGCGTTGTTGCCCTCGGTTTTTATGAGGTCGCGCAACATCTGCTCGACTGCCATTGCGTTTTGTGCGTCCTCTGTCGCGTCCTCTGCGTCATCCTCTGGCGTGTCCTCAACTTCATCCACAGACTGTTCCCCAGTCGCTTCGGAGATGGCCGGGTTAATAAATTCATCGCCGCCAACGTAGGGGTTAAGGTCTAGTTTTGCCCGGCATTCGTTCGGGTTCATGATGCGGGATGCGATAGCCTTGGAAAAGCTTTCCATCGTCGTTCTAAGATCGGTGCGGTAAAGTGCGGCCGCGTTGAACTTGAAGTAAACCTCGCCGGTCTGCTTCTCTTGTGGTGTTCGCAATTTCATGTCGCACTGCTCCTCGAACTTGACTAGCCAACGGTCGAGGGCTTGCATGTAGGCAAGGTTCTTTTGCTCCAGTGAGTTGTACGAGGTGCTTTCGCCATCGCCCGGCATACCTTCTAGGCCGAAGAGCATACCGATATCCTGCCTAGTGAAGCGTTGCAACTCAGCAAACTGTGCGTCATTGTTGGACATGCTCACCGCGTTTGCTTTGACCCCTTCGCGTAGCAAGCCTGCTTTCGCTGAGTTCTCGGCTCCTGCTTCGACCTTATTAAACGCGTCGATGAACTCTTTCGCGTCCTCTGCTTTGCGAAACGCTCCAGCAGGTGCCTCCAGGAAGAGTTTACCCCTGAAGCCTCTTCGAAGTTGCGTGTTGGTGAACTTGGTTTGCTCTACACCCGTTGAAAACGTAATGTTTGCAATATCCAACAATCCGATCCCCTCAACGCCATCGTACGAAAAGCCGGGAAGGTGCAATACGTCCGCATCGGGAAAGATTAGATAGCCGTTCTTGTCCGTATCGAACCCGTCGAACAGGTCTTTTTTGGTTTGGTCTTCGGGCTCGGTAACGTGCCATTTCTTGCCGTTGTAAATGACCGTCCAAGTGTTTTCAGGTAGCATCGGGATCAGCTCAACAGGCCTGCCTGACTTGCGAATAATCGCTGCTCGGCCGTTGCCACGCATCAAAGCATGCGACAACATTTGCTCCTTGAAGGTCGTTGGGGCTTGCACCTTGTTTGGCTCTTCCCTCAGTAGCAAATAGCCTGGATGCTCAGTATCGTTTACGGCTCCGTCACCCTCTCGCCGTTTAACATCAATAGGCAATCGCCCGAAGTCACCAGTCAGTTTGTTGTGTGCATACCATGCTGGCGGTACGCCGAGGGCTTCGCGTACGCCGACCCTTCGACCGTTGCTGAACTGGTCTTCGTTCAAACCCATCCATTGCAATAGTGCGGTCATCAGTGACATGCAGTCGGCTCCTTAAGTAACGTATAAACTACCCGATGAACGCTCTTTTTGCAAACTTGCGATTCGGTACGCCATTACCGCCGCGACGATAGGGTCAATCTTGTCTTTCGAGTTTTTCTTGTCAAACATCCATCTATCTTGACGGTCTTTGCAGATAATGGCGTTGTTGGCGCACCATCGAAGCAGTTTAGAGTCCGAAAAGACTAGCCGACCTTCTTGCATCAGTTGGATAAAGTCGCGGATGGCTTCGTTGAAGTTGGCTTGATTTTGTGCCATGCGAGCCGCGACCGCTCCGGTCTTTTCTAACTTCTCGCCCAACTGCTGGCCGTTGTAGGGATCGTACGCAACCGTCTGTATTTCGTACGCTTCGAGTTCCTCAATAAGCGATGCGGTCAAGTCCTCAATGGGATACTCGCACTTGTAAAGCTCTTCGGTATGGATGAACTCAGCAAACGGCATCGCGGATAGGTCGCGTTTTGAGTCCGCTGCAATAAATGCCCGCGTTTTGATCTCGTAGCGGTAGACCGTCTTGCCCTTGTCATCAACTGCAACCGGGAAGCGTCCGCAAATCGCATACGCTGCAAGGTCATCGCGGGAACCTAAGTCAACACCCGCTCCAAGTCCGTCCGCCTCACGCCAATCCGAATGAATGCCAATGCATCGATCAAACGCCGCTAAGTCGAATGCCTTTTCCGTTGAGGATACTACCCGATTGCCGTGGTAACGAGTAAAGCGATTAACACCCAACGCCGTTGACTTGTCTTCATTCCAGCGTTGGCGAAGGTAATCCAGTTTGATCGAAACATTGAGGTTTGGATTCGCCTTTTTCCAGTTCGCTTCCTCTCCGGGATCGTCCTTTTCGTCCAGTTCGTAGATCAACGCAAAAAGCGACTCGTCCTTGTGAATGCCGCTCACTACATTGACTGCGTACGTGTACTCATCAAGCCACAGTAACGAGTCATCCGCACCGGCTGTTGTAATAATCAGGTGCAACGGCTGTGAGCGCGACCCGCTGCCCGTCACCATCGTGTCATAAAACTTCCTGTGATACTCGCCCCATGCGTGCAACTCGTCCATGACAACGCAATGCGGGTTAAGGCCGTCGAAGGGCTTTTCGCTAGATACCTTGCGTATAAAGGATAGGTTGTGCCTATAAGTGATCGTCTCGTTTTTTATGTCCGTGTACTTTTGCAAGGGATGTGACTGGTCAACCATACGCTCGCATTCGCTGTAAACAACGTCCGCTTGTTCCTTCTTGGTTGCGGTCAAAAGGATCTGCCCAACTGCTTCCGGCTTTCGTGTCTTTGGGTCGATGTCAGCCATCGCTAGATAGTGACACAGGCCGGCAATCATTGTGGACTTGCCATTCTTGCGAGCCATCGACCAATAGACTTTGCGGAAGCGTCTTGAGTTATCATCGTTTCGCTTCCACCCGAAGATGTTCCATAGGCCGAAGAGTTGCCAATCTTCGAGAATAAGCGGATGCCCAGCAAACTCGCCTATTGAGTGACGCAACACGAGCGGGAAGAAGTCGCATACGGCCGTAGCGTGTCGCTCGTCGAAATGATAAGGGAACTCAGGCGTGCTTTGATGCTCGAAGTCAAGACGGTATCGGCGTACGGCATCCTTCACACGGTCGCAAGCGATAATTTCGCCACTCTCAACCGCTTCGCAGTAATCTTCGACTCGTTGTCGAACGCCCGATGCTATCAACCCGTTGCCCTCTTTAACCACTCCTCGAATACGTCCTCCTCTTCGGCTTGCGGTGCCCTCAGTCGTGCCCTCGATGATGGAGTTAATCCTAGTTCAGCCTCACGCTTTAGGCATCGATCTGCGAACTTGTGAAACTGATTCGCTTCGGGTTTCGTCGATACGTTACCCTTTTCGTTCATCTCGCTAACAACGCCGCCTTTTATGTGCCCCCAAAGCGAAATCATCATCGAGTAGTCAAGACAATAACCAGCAATCAAGCCTTGATCGGTTGCATGTAGCAAGTTCATTTCGCGTAACTGGTCGCATACCCAAAACCAACGCGATTTTGCGACGGGATCGGCTTCGACGTGATCGGGAATCTTTGGGTCTGATAGTTTGGGCTTAGGCTCTTCGTGGTTTCTGCGTTTCGGGTTTTTTGAAAACGCCCCCGACGCGTCTTTGACCGCTGTAGAAAGTGGTTTTCGGCCTTTTACCATTTTTCAACCCTCCAAAATCCAAAACCGCCAATTTTGTGGAGC